CCTGGTTCTGTACAGCCTGTACGAGTGAACCAAGAACAATTCCGTCCTTGCCAGTCTCGTAGTTAAGACGGTATGAAGATGTGCTTGCGCTTGTCTGAATCGCCTTAGCAAGTGCGCGTCGTACAGCAGCAGTCGTGATGACTACGTCTGGGTCGCCCATTGTTGAGTTGAAGAGACTTACGAAAGCAGCCTGTAGGAAGTCGTCAGCAGTTGACTGTGAAGCGATTGTTCCGTTCAACGCGTTCTGGTATCCACCAAGTGTAAGGAATGTGTTGACGAATCCGTCGTATCCTGTACCTGAGTTAGCGCCAGCAGCGTATGTGTTGTATGAACCATCGGTTGATGGAACAGCAGCAGTTGTTGAAGCAAACGCAAGTCCAGTTACACCAGAAGCAGTTGAAGGAGTTGAAGCCTTGTAAACAGTTGGTGTGCTTGTTGTTGCGTAGATGTTGATTGCAACAACGCCAGCAGGAATAGCTCCTGTGAATGTTACTTTAACACCCTGTCCTGAAACAGTTGTGATTGTTCCAGCAGCAAAAGGAGCAGACTCACCGTATGCAGATGACAGTGTTACCTGGCAAACTGTTGATGATGTTCCTGTTGTGATTCCTGTTCCAGTTGCGTCAGGAGCGGCAGTGAAAGTCAATGCAGCAATCTGAGCAGATGAAGCTACAGGTGTTGAACAAGAGTTCATCATGTTACGTTCTTCAGCTAAAAAGTGTGACCAAATGAGGCTTGTGTGGCTCAGTTGTCTCAAATCCGTGTAGCCTTGCCCAGCAAATTCAGCTTGCAATGAAACGCTGTCTGAAAGACCCTGTTCAACGAATGACTTAACAATCTTGTCAGCTGCGTAAACAATCTGAGTAGGACGGTTAAGAGTTACGCCGTTGAATGAAGTCGAAGCAGTGTTCGAGTTGAAGAATGAACTTAGGTTAGCAACTCCACCAACACCGGCGTTAGAAAGACCAGTGATGCGGCGGAATTCAAGTGCCTGTCCTTGTGCCTTGATTCGTGCTGTGCTGTTGCGAAGGTAAAGTTCCTTCGGGATAAGCATTGAAAGCACTGGGTCAAGGTCGTAAGGTACGAGACCTGAGATACCTGAGATGGTGTTGTTAAGTGGTGATGTAAGGCTGATGTTCTTGCTTACGTCCTGGATTCCTGCAAGAGCAGATGTAACTGCTGCAAGCTGGTCGCCTGAAACAACCTTAGAGAGGTCAGTAAGAGCCTCTTCTGTGCGTGTTGCAGCAGAAACAGTCTTTGTGATTCCGGTTGATGGGCTGAATGAAAGCTCGCCGCGACGGTGAGCAGTCAATGTGTTTGTGTGTACTGCGCTCAAGGCTGACTTGTATGCCTCGAAACGCTCAACGCGCTGTTCGGCAGGAAGTCCGCCAAATAGGTCGTCAATGGAAGGAGCGGCTAGTGCCATGTCTCAATCCCTTTCTGTTAGTTAGATGGTTAGTTAAAACTGCTTGGCTTTTGCCTCGTAGCGATTTGCTTCGGCGAGGTATTGGTTACGCAATTCAGGGTTGGTCATTTTGTTAGCCAAGTCGCGAAGGCGGATTGCCTCAACTTCTGCGGCTACGACCTGAGCAGACTTGTTTGACTGCTCTCTTGTTGCACGAATGGCTGGGCCACCCGGTACTGCCATCTCACGCACTTCATCCAACGCTGCCTTCAAGAGATTAATCTCTTCTTTTGCTTCGTCTAATGCTGCCTTTGTTGTGATGGTTTCTTCAAGACCTAAAGCCTTGACGATTTCTGAGCGCAACTCATCCTTTGTTTCGTCGGTTGCGTCTTCTGCTGATGCTGATTTAATAAGGTCGGCTGATACGCCTAATCCCATGTAAGCCATTGTGTCGTCTCCTGATTTGTCTTCATCCCATCCTGTGAATGGGGCTTCTGTTTCATTCTCTGATGCTTCCCCTGTCCACCAGTCCAAGAAAATGGATAGTGAGCAAAGTAGGTCTGTTACGTCGCAGATTTCATTCTCGTCGCCAGCAAGCATTTCGTCTAGCTCGGCTTTGATGAGTGCAATCATACTGTCTCGTACTGCCTTGAGGTCTGCTACGTTGTGCATCTTGTCGTCAGCCTTTGTAAGGCTTGCTTCAATAGCGCTCTTAATTGCGCCTACGGTCTTTGCAGATGATTCCTCAACAACAACTTCTGGCTCAACGTCAGGAGCTACAACCTCAACCTCTGCGTCTGCTGATTTCATTTCACGGTTTTCCATTGACTCAGGGATAGAAGGTGAGTTCTGTAGAAGGTTCTCTACCTGTCCTGGTGCTTGTTCGCCGTCTGCGTTGCATACCTCGCATGGTGTTTCCATGAGGTTGCCCGGTACGTTTGTCTTGTATCCAGTTCCGTCACAAGCTGTGCAAGCCTGTGTACGTTCGTATAGTTCTTCTGGTGCGCCGTTAGGTTCAACCATGACTGCCTCTGTATTGATGGCATCTTTTTCTATGTCTGCCATTGCAGAGCCTTTCACTAATTCTCCCTTGACTGATTTAGCAAGTTCGATAACGCATGATGGGTTTGCTGGGCGGTCAACGAGTGACACCTCAACGATTTTTCCTGAGCGAATCATTCCGCCTGGAGCTGACTCTGATTTCTCAACGCGAGCGCCTTTAATGCCCACTGAGAAACCTGTGTAAATTCCTTCTTCAACAAGACGTGCTGCTTCTGAGTCAACAATCTTGGCTTCCACAACATAGCCAGTACCTGACTGCTCCATCTCCATAGCCTTGCCGATTGCCTTTGACTGGTGCATCTCGCGAATGTTGCCAATCTTGAACCACTCTGGCATCGCCTCGGCGAGCCACAATGGGTCGCAGATTTGCTCGTCGAGGTCAAGTGTTGCGTCAGTAGCAAGACCCTTTACTCGGATGTATCCGTCTTCGCCACGCTTCGCAGTTAGTCCGCCGAAGTAAGCATAGGTAATGTCTTGGGCCATGTTGTTAATCTCCTGTTGAGGTTGAGCGCTTAGAGCGCAAATTCTGGTGTTATTGGTTCCATGTCGCACTCGCAGTTCGGGTGCAGTGGTGGTTCATCGCCACCAAAGTCGTATGGATTATTTGATTCCATGTCTTCACAATCTTGACAAGCACTTGCGTAAGCAATCCAGTTGAACTGCTCTACTCCTGCTGCTACGAATGTGTCAGACAAACCTGCGTTGTATGAACGGCTTGTTTCTGTAATCGTAATCATCATTGCCCTAGCTGGGTCATTGACGATTGAGTTTACTGCGTCATACATGGTTTGACGAGTCTGCCCCTGGTGCATGCCGATTGTTAGTGCGTCGGAGATGCGAGTGAGGGTTGTCGCGTTGATGTCTTTGATAGTAAGTTTCGCATCAGATAGGAGACGTTCAACGGTCTTGCCTACAGTCGGAACTCCCTTTACTTGAGCTGCGGCGCGAGTAGCGCCCACTTTTGCTGACTCTGTGTAAAGGCTTGTCATTACTTGTGTTGCTTGAGTTGTCTCAGTCTTGACGTTTTGCTTGACTGCTTGCTGTGCAAGAACTCTTACTGCGCTGATGTCAGTACCAGCAACAGGGGTAGCGGCGTGAGCCTGGTCAACTGCGGCTGCTATTCCAACAACCGAAGCGGCTAATGCTGTCTGCACATCTTTAACGTGCTTCTGTTGTAAGTCAATGCGGTGTTGGAATCCCGGTAGGTCTTCCTTGTTTCTTTTAGTAACTAAACCTTTTGGGGTATCAGTTATCTCACCGTTCACAATGTCAGTCGCCCAGTCAATCATGTTGTCTGGCATTGGTGTAACGCCCTTAGCAATGAAGTAACCAGCCTCGTTGAGGCTGTCTCCGATTGAGTCAGGAATTGTAACAAAGTCAAATGCTCGCCACTTGCCGTTCTTGTGGCGTGACTTTACAAATCGACCAAAGTCTTTTAGCTCATCAGCGAGTGCTTCCTTTTGAGCAGGAGCGCCAACGGCTGGTTGGTCAACTGCTAACCCAGTCTGCGTCGCCCGGCTTTTACGCTCACCAACTTGTGATTCAACTTGGCTGACTTCGCCTTGCGTGCTTTCTTTACCTTCTTGGCTTTGGATGACTTCTTGGGGAAGTCGTAAATCGATGGCATCTTGGTTCCTTACTTGTCCTATAACTTCGCCTGTTGTGTCAACTTTCAACATCCCCTGGAGGAATGTAACTGTGTTTCCTGCAACGATGAATGGCGAATCGGCCTCTGGCATGTCATAGAGGTTTTGGCCCAATTCGCCCTGCACGTCGTTAAGTGTCTTCTGTCCTGAGAACAGTGCAACTTGTAAAGCTTGTGATTTGTTCTTCTCATCCATTGACGAGCGAACATCGTTCAGTACGAAGGTTACGTTTCTGTCAGCGCCGAGGTAACGACGTGAGAGTGAGTTAATGAAAGAGATAACGTAGTCTTCCATTGGCTTAGTAGAAACGGTTTCGACGTTCTCTGCTTCGCCTTCCATCTGGCCTTTGCCGCCACCAAGACCTGCGCGAGTAACAACTCCAAGTGCTGATGGTGATACGCCAAAGATAGAACTTATGCGCTTAATGATGTATTCGTCGTATTCGCTTTTGTAGCGCTCGTCGAGTGTTGGCATTGCTACTGGCTCGAAACCATCTGGCAATACCTTGATGCGATGACGTTCAGCAGTAGAGCCGGTAAGTCGTCCGTTGAGAATACGCTCAAACTCTGCCAACTTGTGGATGTCTAGCTCTTGTGAGTTAGTACGCATCCATGTCTGAGGTGTTGAGCCGTTCTGGTATTCAGAGTTCATCCATACTTGACGGTTCAAGTAAAGCGATGCAGCTGGGATTGCTTCTTCAACTGGACTGAATCCGTAAGGCGACCATGTGCGACGGTTCTTAATGAAGACGCTCATCTGGTCTGTTAGAAACTCGCCCTTGCTTCCTTTGCCTGAATAGAACTAACCGTCTGCATCTGGTGATGATGTGACCTCGCCGCGAGGATAGCCCCAAAGCACTTGCTGATAGGCAGGCTCAGGTGGGTGAGGAATGTCGCCTCGGTTGTCAAGAAGTATTTTAATTGTTGGCGCATTGATAATGTCAAGGCCAATCAATTTCTTACCAAAGGTGTAACGAGGATAGACACAGAGTTGGTCATACACCAAAATTTGCCACATAGCTTCTGTTAGCCATTCAGTGAATGAACGGTCAGATGCAACGTAAGGGTTAGACCAGAACTCATTGAGTTCGTTAATCTGCTGTCCATACTTCTCACGACCAATAAGGTTTGCCTTAGCGTGTGAGCAGTTCTGCTCTTCCATAATTTCAGCAATAGCCGAGTCGGATAGAGTCCATGAACCCTGTTGCTTGATGATGTCGCCAACTCGAACTTCGATGGCGCGGTGAACAATGTCGCATTGCTCTGCAAGTGAAGTGAGGATTGCAAACGGTACTTCGGTCTGTGTGATGTTGAGGTTGATTGCGGTCTGATACTCGTACTTACGAGGTAGAGCGCGGCCTGAGTCGTCAAGAACTAAGTCAAGTGGTGCAGGAAGTAGAGGTGCAGCTGGGCCGAGTGCCGCTCCGAATCCACCACCGTTAGGAGTGAATCCAGGACGAGGCATTGGTTCTGCTTGTCCGATACCACCGGCGATACCTTGACCTCCTGATGACATTGCACCAGCAGCGTAGGCAGAGTTGTATCCGCCAGCATTACCTAGAGGTGAACCGGCCATGCCAGCCTTTTGCATTTCAGCAACAATTTCCGCAGCAAGCGTAGTCTTGTTCTTTCGCTGGAATAGAGCCATTTATTGTCCTCGTTGAAATTGAGTTGGTTTGGGGAAGGCGAATGAACGGTCTTCGGTGGGAGGAACATAATTCGTTACTTCATCACTAAGAGGTTGTCCACATTTGCCGCAGTTGGATTGTCCTGCTTCATTGGGGAATGAGCAAGAAGGACATCCAGGAGCAAGCATCATAAAGAATCTGTCTGCCGATGAACCACCTCCGATGCCGAGGTCAGTTAATCCGTGAACTAACGCATCGATTCTGTCGGGCGAGTAGTCACTTTCCCCTTGTACCCATTGGCACATCTGGTCTTCGAGCTTTTCAAACGTACCAACGTGAGAGACTCGACCTTGTTCGTAAAGGGCGCTAATTGGCTCTGCCCGAATGTATTTGCCCCTCTTCGCTGTTATTGATTTTAGTGGGATAGTAGAGCGCTGCTGTCTAAGCACTGCTTCAACCATCTCACCACCAAAGTTCTTTTCGACAATTACTCGCACGCAACCGAACTCATCAAAGGCATCAATGACTTGTCTAGCCCAGCCTTCCGGCGAGAGCTTGCAACTTCTGTCCGCCAGCACATAGCCACGTCCATCGAGTCCGAGACCCACAACGCAGATACCGGTCTCATCGTTTGATTCTCCGCTACCACCGGCAGGGTCAACTGCAACAATGATGCGAGTTAGTTCTGGGGCTTTGGCGACTCTTTCTGAGTCAATCATCTCCCAGTTCCATAGAGCGCCCTCCTGCTCCTCGAGCAATTCGCCATACAGCTCTTGTCGTCCTAAACGTGTGCCTTCGTATCTGGCACGCATCTGGGCTATTGCGTTTGGTGCAAGGTTCTTAGCGTTGTCAAAGGTTGAGCCTCGAACTACCTTTACGCTGCCATCATCTCGCTTGAGCAGTTCCTTAATTAGGAATACCGGCTTGGGAGTTGTGGTGATTATCGTTCTTGGATGTTGACCTAGACGCAGACCGAATTGAAGTTGGTCGTAGGTGTCTGGGTATTGCCATGATGCAATCTCGTCGCACCAGGCTCCGTGATGCTGCGGCCCTCTAAGTCTGTCCGGGGTGTCTGCTGAATACAGCTTGACGCGGCTTCCGTTCTTGAGACGAATCTCTCCCATTGAACGGTTGTAGTTTTCGAGCATGCCATAGCGACGGATGATTGGTATTAAACCAGACTCACCCTCAGCACATGTATCTCGAACGTCAGAGAAG